ACCTGTTGGCCCATACCGTAGGCAGTACCGCCGTACCCTAGTGTCATGACGTTACGCTTTACAGTCTTACGCTGGATTTTCTTGTCCTGAATGTTTGTCCAGTAAACAGGAAAAAGTTTCTCTCGCAAGCCTCTGTTTTGATTACGCCAAGTCTGAGCTGCTTGAAACGCTAGAGCCTTTCTTTCAGACTTGTCTGGTGCTTCTTGATACTCCTTTTGAAGCTTTGTTGCTGTTTGAAACACATCATTAAACTTGTTAATAGTTTCTGGTTCTAACTTGCTCTTTTTGTTTTCAAGGCTTTCCCAAGTCTTCTCTGCGATAAACATGTAAACATCGCCAGGAAGGTCTTGAGGAACCAAGTTAACTAGAGGGGCAACTTCATCATCTTGAGACATAGCCACAAGGTGTTGAACACCGTTATTAGACCCATCAATATAGACTGGTAAACAACTTGGGAAGTCTTCTGGTTCGTTACCATCCCCATTCCAGTTAGAAACCATACTATGCTCATGACAAGCAGACAAGAAGCTAAACGGTTTGTCAGCTTTCATCCAACCAATATTTTTCATAGGGTTGTTAACATAAGACATCATGTCGTCAAAGTTATCCATAACCCACTGAGCACGGTCATCAAGACTAACCTTGTCATTACCCCAAACGTTAGCAGTGTGAACACACAACCAGTAGTAACCGTTTTCCCCAAGAGGCACTGCCTCGTCTAGCATTAGGATACCCTTTGCATTGTCACTAGACTGCTCGTGTAGGAAGGCTGTGTTAGGGTAGATACGACCACGGAAGTCGAGGTTATACAAGTGATAGAATGGCTTGTCTAGGTTCTTCTCTGCAAGCCTCTGGATAGCCTCTGCTTCGATGATTAACGAAGCCCGTTTAATTGGATCAATCTCTTTTGTGAACTTAAAAGGGTTTGACTCAGAGTGCATACACTGCTTGTAAACCTCAAAGACAGGTTGGTTGATACGCCAAGCTGTATTGTTTAGCTTATTTAGAGTATCAACAATATAGCTCATGTCATTCTTCTCAAAGTACTTCAGAGCATCTTCATAGCCTTTCTTAATGACACTGATACCTGTTGTAGAGTGATAGGCAGAACCATCCCAAGGCGCTGCGGGTGTGTTTACAGGGAACATGTCACACTTCTCAGTGTCTACAAGATCCAGTAACTCTTTAATTGCTACCCAGTCTTTTGCGTAGATGAAGTAAGTTCTGTGTTTATCTTTTTTACCATTACGATACGTGTGTTTCTTACGATAGCCCAGTATCCCAAGCTCAATATAACTAATTAGAACAAACCAGCCACCTTGAATGTCTAGCACACTGTTTTGTTTCTGACGTAGTTTCTGTCTTAACCTTCTACCAATACTACTAGCTACTTCCACTAGGCTGGAGTTTCTTTCTAAACCCTTTAAAATGTGAGTGTAAGAGAACTCTACAATATCTCTCGCCCCCATTTCAGTTAAGAAGCTAGCCGCTTGTCTTTTGTCTAACATTCCTTGTCTGTATTCAAGATCTTTCGTTAACTTGTCTAGAGTATTTTCGATCATTCACTATTCCTTACGTAGACATTGTACTCTTGTACTCTACTTTTCTGGGACATAATAGTTATTCGTCGTCGCCCTTATTATAAGCTTTCACAAGCACATACAATAGGAATACGCCAATAACTTCTACCAATATACTTACCTCTTTATAGATTTGAAAAAAAAAGCTTAGTTTAAAACCCCCCACTCCCCGAAGGGAGTGAGAGGCGTTTGTCTTAACCGTTCAATCGTGGGTTGTTAGTGTCTAGTGTTTTAACCCAGTTACGAACAGAGTCCCTACAGCAACCAAGGTCATAGGCAACCTTAGCAATGCTCTCGCCGTTAATTACACGAGAAGCAGCAACAACACGTTCAGCGTTACTCCGACCCTTATAGGGTTGCCCCTTTTTAAGAGTGTAACGAGAGTTGCTATACAGGGATGAGATGGAAGGGAAGTTACGAGTAGCCATAAGAGATCTCCTTATTTATTGGCATTACAGACCCTGTGGTCTAAAAGACCCTCCAACTTTTTAGGGCTGGAGGGCTAGTTAAACAACAGGGAGGATTCCAATGAAATCCACGGAATCCACTCATCGAATGGATTCACTGGATCTCACTGCTCCTGAAGTGTGGCTTCTTCGTCCACCTCTTCGTGATCACTCAAATGACTTACGTCAATGTAAGTGTGAGACCACTTTTCATCAATTGCTTTAACAAGGTTGCTAAAGCTAATTGACTGCAAATGTTCCTTCTGCTCTTCTTCTGTGAGTTTCTGTTTAACGGCCATTAACGGTCTCCACTTTAATGTTGCCTACGTTTTGTAGAAACTGACTGCGAACAGTTTTAGCATAACGGTCTGCGTCAGACTTAGCTAAGAAAGACTTGTGGCAAATCAATTGCAGGTCAAGGTCGTAGATGCCTACTTTGTAAACAGTGTTCATTTGTCTTCTCCTTTAAGAAGGTATGGGGTAACGGCGTAGTCCGCAATAGCGGCTAGGAAAGGTGCAGCAAGAGCTGATAGTACAAGTACGTGTTCCATAGTGTTTTCCTTTCAGGAATTTTTAGACCACATGATAAGTGCAGAGACAAGTGCGATAGACGAAAAGATTAGGTTTGCGAAATGAAGTTCCATAGTGTTTTCCTTTATGGGTTGTTGTGTTGATATATGTTATATCATTATAGATGCGCTAGCTTTCTCGGTTTTTATAGAACAAATGTGTTCCAACTTTACTTACATACTCTAAATCATCTGCCCAGTAAGGCCAGACATAGTCTGCATGGTAGTGAGTAGTGTCTGTTCCAGGCAAGTATGTCTCAGGCTCAGACAAGATAATAGCGGCTGTCTTGTAGATCTCCTCCCATGCTTGTTTGTCTAGGTAACTCATTTTTGTAGGGTCATCAGTCAGCCCATCGTGTGTCCAGCTGAACTGTTGATTTTGGTAAACCACGTCACAAATTGTATCGGGGTAGCTGCTAGAAGCAACTCGATTAAGAGTCACCTCCGCTACCATTTGCTGTCCAGCTATAGGCTCATTGCGAGCTTCAAAAAACATATTAAGTGCCAGACACATTGTTGCTGTCATAATCATTAGATACTCTCCAGTATTTGTTTAAGTGTGTTGTTGTTGTTTTGTTCGATTTTCTCGTTACGACGGGTTACTGCTTCTAACTTTTTCTTTTGTTTCGCCAACTCTTCATTTTTGGCTTTAATCTTTTCCTCGTTAGCTTTTGTAAACTTTTTATAGAGGCTAGATACAGCTAAGCTCACTTCAGGCAAAAACATACCCACCCAAATCAAAGAGTTGAAGTCTTCGTCAAAGCCTTGGCTAACGTCTATTGCTACGAAATAGAAAAAGCTAAGAATAGCAATATAGCCAATAAACACTTTAGATCGAGTGTCCTTAATCTGAAGTTTTACGTTACTCTTTTTCTTTTTGTCCTTTACTAAACTTCTAAGCAGGTAAATTACCATACAAATGATAACGACTCGTAGCAGTGCACCTAGCACTATATTTCCGATAAGTAGGTAAGAATATTCTTGTAGTGTGATCATCACAAAGCCCGTTCAATTGTTGTGGGGATGCCATTTCTGACACCCCCTGTTACGTTTATATTTACCAGACTGCTCTGGTTACGCAAGATACATAGTATCCTACCATACCTGCGAGAGGTCCAAGGAATGCGGTTGACATTGCAGTCATAGGTATTGTAGTACCAGATAGGAAAGGTTGAGACAGCGCTGCAGTCATGCCTAGCTTACTACCTGCTGCTATACCAGGCCCTACCAGAGTCACACCAGCTGCACCTGTGACTCCTGCTGCGATTCCCGCAGTAATTCCGACTGCAGCGCCAATAGCGATATCTGTATTGCTACAGATAGACTCTCGTGCCACGTCTGGTACTATTGTATACCGCTTTTCCGTATCCCAGGCCATTGCAGACGTTGAGATTGTAGAGACGAGCATTGCTGTGATTAGTACGTTTTTCATTTTGGTTTCCTCTTGGATTTCCACTTGGGTTGATGATAAATGATTTTATCATTATAGATGCCTTGTTTTTCTCACTTTTTTTGGTC